ATGTTGGTGGATGTTCCGTTGATGTGCATACCTACAAAACGCCATTAATCGTTTTTGTTACAAATGAAAAACCCCCACCAATCGGTGAGGGCTTCCATAACTATAAATCCAATCTAAATTAAGCCGCTAATACGGGGGTTACTACACTTGACATTTCAGCATAGTTATCGGCATCAACTGCACTTGGTGGGTTTGGTTCACTTGACATGAAAGTCAAAGTGTTCAAACGAGCATCACCCATTTGTACGCCCCATGCACTTGATCCACCATTGGCATCACAACCAAGGGTTTCACCAATCAACCAGAATTGGTCGTTTCTATCCCATACGATGATTTGCCATCTACCTTGTGTCAATACCTTCAAAGTATCCATGTCGGCATCGCCCGTTACGGGTGTTTTACCGCTTGGTTTGAATGACAAAGTAAAGGTGGTTTCGTATGCTGATGTTCCGTTATCACGCGAAGCAATCACGGCGGTTTCCAAAGTTGACAAACCCTTCAATTCCCAAAATGGGGCTGAAATTGGGGTGGTGGTTGCACCATTGTCAATCAATGTAACCAAACCCGTTCCACTCTTTGTAACGCGGTTTGCAAATTCAAATGGTACGAAAAACGCACCTTTCAAACCACCAACGAATTGTTTACATGGTTCGTATCTTCCTAATAATGTTCCACAACTTGGCATTTTCTTATATATTATTTGGTTAAAAAAAAGGGGTGGGTGTTAGGCCCACCCCGTTATTTTATGTTTTACCTCAAATTAGGTTACATTAATTACAACTTGTTGGGTTGGGTTGGTAGCAATGATACCACCTGTGAAACGCATGATTACACGCACATTCTGTGAACCATCAATATCACTCATGTCAATTACCTTCACTTCGTTGTAATCACTCAACAAACCAGTACCAAAGTGCAAATCGCTCTTCATACCCAATACACAATCGTAGTCGTTAAGACCAGGACACATTGTAACGGGGATACCTTGGAAGTTCATTGGCTTTTCACCAACATAGAATTGGAAGTTGTAGTTACCAGCAGACAAAGCGGCTTGGTATGCTTTCATTGTGGCGGGGCCAACATAGTATTGGTAACCTTCTTTGCCGTACAATGCAGCGGGTGAGTAATCCAATGCCTCTTGCAAACGAGCAACAACATTCGATCCACTTGTTGCACCACTGAATGGGCGTACAATTGCAGAATTGTCAATCAAGTAACCTACCATACCATCTTGACCAGCAACGATGGCGGAATCATACCAAAGGTTAGATTTCCAAATACCCAATTCGTTTGCCTGGGCTACTTCGGCAGCGGTTTGTGCCAACATGAATTCTTCAAAAGTTGCGGGGAGTTTTTCAAATGCGCTGAAACCCGCTTGTGCTGATTCCCATGTGGTACGCAATTGGTTTTTGCACAACTGCAAGTTCACTTGCTTTTCGGTGGTGGTCAACACATATTCGCCCAATGTTACTGAACTTGAATCGGTGAAATCACAAGTTGCATCGGCGATGCTGATTGAATCTTGGTAGTTACGGATAACTTCTTTGAAAGCCACATTGGGGTGCAATGTGATAAGTTCTTTTGCCAAGGTTTCGCCTGACAACAGAGCAGCCGCAATGTATTTGTTACCAAATAAACCCGCGTAGGTGTTTGGCGATACTGTTGGGCCACTCAAATGGGTTTTGATAAGATTATTTTTCATTTTTTGTGGTTAGTTGAATAGTTGATTAAATACACGATCCTTCAAAGTTTCTTCACGCTTTGCACCCAATTTGAAAATCAAATTAGATTCTTTGGTGTTGGCTTCGGGATTGAATGGTGTGTGTGGGGCGGGTTCGGTGGCCAATTTTTCCAATAGTTCTTCGTTTTGTGCTGACAATGCAACCTTTTCGGCTTCCAATGCTGACAAACGGGCTTCAAATTTGGCTTCCAATTCGCTGATTTGCTTACTGAAATAAGATTCTTCCATTTCGGTTTTGCTTTTTACTGTGCGTTTTGGCTTCATCATTTCCTCTTTGATTTCTTCCTTCATTGGCATATCCTCGGCAACCACTTCTTCGGTGATTTCTTCCTCGGTTACCTCGGCTTCTTTCTTGGCGATTTCAACGATTGTTCCGTTTTCATCAACTTCGATGATGTTGCCATCTTCCAATGCGAATTCACCTGCGGGTGCGGCGATTTTTCCATCCTCGGTTACAATAAAAACCGCTTCACCAACTGCGAAGGTATCGGCTTCAAAAATGGCTTGGCCATCTTCGGTTTTTACTTGTGCCAATTCAACCGCCTTTGGTTCTTCGGCCATGCCGAGTTTTACCATAATGCGATCCAAAATTGTTTCTGCGTTCATACTCATAAAACTTTATTATTTGTTAGTGTTAGATTTTTTGTACTCATTGAGCAATTCCTTTACTTCTTCCAATACGCTTGGGGTTTTGCTCATTTTCATTTTGTCGGCAAAGTAACCTTCAATACTGAACCCTTTGAATTTGCCATCTTTGGCATCGTTCCACACTTCATCGTTGGTAACTTTCAAACACCCCATCCAAGTTCCGATTGGATCGTTCATACCATAGATTGCAGATTTGTCCTTTTCCATGTCCTCTTTCAACCAAGATTCAACCATGCAAACGCCCTTAACTGCCAATTGGTGTTCAATGGTTGCGTTGTTTTGATTGCCCTTCATTAAGAACATTTGTGATGCCTTGGCAACTGTCTGTTTGGAAAAGTAAATGTAAAATTCATCCATTTCACCATCCACCACTTGTTTGCGGTAAATGGGTTTATCGGGAATCAATATCGGCCCCATCAAAATTCGCTTTTCGGTGTCAACCTTGGCAAACTTTACTTCATGGGATTTCAATGCCACAAAATTGGATTCAATGGCGGGGGCTTCCACGATGCTTATTGCATCAATCCCACTTGCCATTTGTTGTTCATCCAATATGAGTTCTACAATTCTCATTATTTAGGAATTGATGCGACTTTATCTTGCATACTGCCCAAAGTATCGTCAATTTGACTTGCGTAATCAAAAATTTGACCAATGTTTTTCTCCGATTCACTACCTTTAACTGGAACACCTAATTGCTTGGCCAACGCATCAAATTTCTTGTACAAATCTTGACCTTTTTTTGAATACAAAGTACCCAATTTTTTGTTCATTGAATAGAAGGTGTATTCTTTTTTGAGTACCTCGATGGCTTTTGCAATACGAGCATCCGCTGCGTTTGCTTTATCCAAAGTTGATTTGACATCCTTTAATACCGCTACAATATCATCGGTAATTGCTAAATCTACTTTCATCGTACCCATTTCTACTTTGGTAACTTCCGTAACGGCATTTGATGCCATGAATTTATCGAATGATGTTTTCATATTACTAATAAAACTTATTACCCTGGGAATGTTGCATTTTGTTGGATACGGCGGTCAAGGGCTTGTTGGGTACTCATGTCCGTTGCAACTGTGTACGCCTTGATTGGTTTTTGTTGTTGACTTGCCAAACTCTTTGCAAGTTGTGCCGATGGATCAGCCGAACCACCCACGATTGAAACGCTTGGCCCCATGCTTGGTGCGGATGATGATGTATCGTTTGCACCTGGGATTGGTGTTGCAGTCATTTTACGCACATTCGCAAAACCCGTGGCGATGATGGCCGCTGCGTTAATGTAACCCAATGGTGTTCCCGCACCCTCTGACAATGCCTTGGTTGCACCCGCATAAGTATCAATGATGGCACCCGCAATTGCCAATCCTTTGGCCGCTGCGGTTTCTTCACCGATGGCATTACCAATTGCCCCCAACGCATTTGATGTGGCTTCATACAACGCCATTTTGGTATCAAATTCTTTTTGTGCTAAATCCTTCTTTTGGGCTTCTTCGTTTTTGGCAATGTCGATTCGCTTATTGGCCAATGTTAATTCCAAATCGGTTGTACTTTGCCCCATTTTTTTGCGTTCCGCAATTTGGGTATTCAATCGGTCTATCTCCAATTGTTGCAATGCACTTTGCAAATCCTTTTCGTTCTTGATGGTCTGGGTGGCTTTTAATTGTTCTAATGCAAAACCTTCATCAATCGCCGCCAACTTTTCTTGGTTTGCCTTTTCCAAATTGGCCTTGGCATCCTCTTGGCGTTTCTTTTCGGCATCCTCGGCAATCTTGGTCAAATCCAATTGGTATTTTTCCTCCGCTGCCTTTTTCAAACGATTCTTTTCTTTAATGGTGTATTCACCCGCATTGATTTCACGAATGGCGTTTTCCTTTTCCAATCGGGCTTGTTCCTCCGACCTTTTTTTATCGTCTTGGATACCCGCCAAGTAATTGGCTTGTTCCGCTGAACGAATGTCTTTGGCTGCGCTTGTTCTTTGGTCGGTGTATTCCTTCGCTTTTGCTGCCCGTTCCTTCGCCGCTTGTTCCGCTTCCGCGTTCAATTTCTTTTCTTCACGATTAAACAATCTGCGTTTCGCTGCCAATTCGGTTTCAGCATTTGCCACGCCAATTGTTGCTTCACTTATTGCCTTTTTACTCGCCTCCGTTGCCCCATTCAATTGTTGGTCAAGTTTCGCCGCCTTCAATCTATCTTGGGCAAATTTCAACTCCTTTGATGCCAAATCGGTTTCACTTTTCCGTACTTGGTCAAGTGCTTTTTTTCTATCCCCCAACGCTGCGTTTGAATCCGATAACAATTCACGGGCTTGTGCCAATTGCTTATTTTGGTTTGCACGAAGTTCGGCCAATGCAATTTCTTGATCCTCCAATTGGTCGTTCAAATCGGCAAGTTTACGACCTTCATCCGCTGCGCCACCAAACAAACTTGATACCATTTCCAACGCTGCACCCAATCCATCAACCAACACAACGGCCAATGAAGATACAGTTTCCACCAATGGTTTCACCAACGCCGAAAATGCACCCGTAACACGGGCAACGGCATCCATGCCATCTTCGGTTTTGGATAACGATTCTTTGAGTGCAACAAATATCCCCACCAATGCAGCGATGACCGCACCAATCGGGTTTGCTACCAATGCCAACATTGAACGGCCTAATCCCATCAATGATGTGGATGCGTTACCAACCACACCTGGCAATTCCCCGAACTTATCCCCAACATCTTTGAGTTTCCCACCCAACCCGCTGAACGCTTGGGATGCTTTGTTGGTAAATCGTGTAAATGCGTTTTCCGCTTGTTTTACCTCCGATGTATCAACTTTTACTTCGTATTCGATTTCATCTGCCATGACTTGATTTTTCTTTTAATGTGTTTTGTGGTTTGTTTCCAAGTTTGTTTGTATTGGTTTTTGCCTTTGGCGATTTCCACCGCATCGGATACCCCGTACCATTCTTGGGATTGTGCTAATTTTATGATTAATGATATCATTTTTTGAGTATTAAAAAGTTGGATTTCAAAATGGTGATGGTGTGCGCCCCACCCGTGTAAAGTTTCCAAACAAATGTTACTTCATCCGTGGGGGCTAAATCCAAAATAGTGTCAATTTGAATACTATGGAAGTTGGACTCCGTGGCCGCATATGCCGTTGTGTTGATGCCGTTAATTTGGATTGCATATTCCAACGACTTGTTTCCACTTTGACCAAACGAAGCCATCGCCGTGAACTTGTATTGCCCACCATCAGTGCATACATATTTTGACGGGTTCAATGTGGCCGTAATGTTTTGCACATACCCGATTGATTCTTCTTCTTCCATTGGGATGGTATCCCAAATTGTAGAATCCGTTGTGCGAGTTGCGGGGTTGTTGTTGTACATCGTGATTTGGTTAAACTGCACGATGGATTGCAAGTTCTCAACTTGATGAACCAATGTCGACACGCTAT